CGTACCGGTTCGATTCCGGTCCTCGGCACCAACCAAAAGCGAACAGGTACATCGATATCGATGCTTACCTGTTTCTTGTCTTTTACAACTATTTTTTGAACTAGCGTGTTTAAAACGGCTTTCATTTTTTCGGGCGAACCTTTTTCTTGCAAAATAGTACGAAAATCATTTAGTACTTCAGAAATTTGATCAGGTGAAATAGAAAGTCGTTGGGATCGTAAGAATAATTCTTTTAAACGATTATTAATCCAACTTAATCTGGTTTCGTTTTCTGTTAATCTATCTTTTAATTTTTCAGAGCACAAACCATCTTCAACCATATCAAGTAGATTGTCAATTTTTTTGACGATCTGCTTTTTTTCATTTTCTAAGCTAGTAATTTCATTAACCAATGTGATCGAGTGCTCTTTTGTATGTGTATTTAATTGTTCAACAAGTTTTTCGGCGTTTTTGGGGTTTAAAATATAATTACATATAAAGTCAATAACCTTGTATTCTAGAACTTCTTTAGGAATATATCCACCAGAGCAAGAGATACTCTTCCTTGCTTTTCCACCACAAGAATAGAAGGAATACTCTATTCCTCTTGGTTTGGAGGTAGTGCCAATAAGTGCAGAACCACATTCGCCGCAAAAAAGTAAACCAGAAAGCAAATAAACTCGCTTGGCTTTAAATCTGCCGGGCGCTTTTTTATTTTCGGCCATTTTATTTCTTACTAATGCCCATGTTTGTTTATCAATTATAGGGGGGATTGCATTTTCTTTTGTCAACATGTCAGGGTTATTGCTATGAGTATTTCTGGTACCATCTTCTGTTTTGGAGATTTTACCAAACGTATAAACACCTATATATTTAGGATTATTTAAAATATCATGTAGACTATTTTTAGCGAATTTGCCACCTCTCTTAGTATGGAACCCTCTAAGATGTAATTCATCAGAAATTTTCCCATAGCCATAACCGTCTAAAAACATTTGAAAAATAAGACGAACGATAGGTGCTTCTTTTTCATTTATAATATAATGCTTATTTGTATCAACATCATACCCGATTGGGGGAGTGCCGCCGTTAAATTGGGCTTTCTGAGCGTTCATTAATAAGCCCTTCATGGTTTCTCTTGCAAGATTTTTTGAGTAATATTCAGCCATGCCTTCCAGCACCGACTCGAGAATCACAGACTCAGGAGAGCCGTCAATGTTCTGATCTACATACTCAATTTTTACTTTTGCTTTTTTTAGCTTGCGTCTATTAAAAGCGGCATCCTCACGGTTGCGGGCGAAGCGATCAACTTTATGGACAATTAAAACATCAAATAGTCCGTTTGCGGCATCGGCTAGCATCTGTTGAAAAGCTTCGCGGTTATCGTTTTTCCCCGTTTCTGCTTCGTCAACATATTCTTTAACCATAATGTACTTATTTTTATCGCAATAGACTCGACCAGCCTGCAGTTGCGCTTCAGCACTTTCGGTGCGTTGTTTATCGCTTGAATATCTAGCATAAATAGCAGCTCTATTTAATAATTCCATAAAAACTCCTTTATATAATTTTTTTTGCGCTATGTTCACTTATAGTGCCTTTTTGTTTCAATTACTTCGCCAATGATGCGAAGACGATTTATGTCATGGCCGACAAAAACGCTTGCTGGATAAGCAGGATTAGCCGCTTGCAAGACAATTGCATTGTCTTTTTTGATAATGCGTTTAATGCGTCCTTCCTCATTATCAACTAGTACTACGGCCAAGGCACCATTTTCAACATCTGGTGTTTCACAAACCAGCGCAAGATCGTTTTCGAAAATTCCTTCATTAATCATACTATCTCCTTTTACTTTTAACCAAAAATAACTTTTGCAGGCATGTATATCATTTATATCTGTGTATTCGTATCCCAAATCTTCTTCCAATGCGTAGCCGCCATTACCAGCACAGACTGTTCCTATAATGGGTATTTTAATACGACGTTCTACAGGCTTGATTTCATTTATTTTTTGAAAATCTATCATTTTTCCAAGAATGTCAATCTGTTTTTCTGTAGGGAATAGTTCGATTTTAGAAATAAAGTCTTCTATTGCGTCTAGAGCAGAATCGTCACTGATTTTATATTGGGTGTTCATTTTTTTTATTAATTCGGATTGATTGTTTCCTATTAATTCATGATATAAATGATTCTTAATCTTAGTCCATGCTTCTGGATTTTTTATCATGTTTTCTAGTACGTCTTGCGTGGAAGCTTCTTGAATATGCCCTGCAGCAATCATAAAGTCTTGATACGTTACGCCGTTATGTGCTTTGGCTGCTAGTTTTTGAATAATTTGGGGCCCGGGGGGAGTTTGTACAAGCCTGCGTAGTAGTTTAGATATATAAGTAGCACTTACTTCTGATTCTAACCAATATTGATTAATAGAACGTTCTCCTTGTGCCTTTTTTAATAATTCAGCGAATTTCGCTTTGTCAAACGCGCTCATGTTGTACGACCCCCAAATGTTTATTACTTATTGTTTGTTAATGCCAATTATAACACGTTTATTAACTGCAGGCAATAACTGTAGTGGTTGTTTTAATTGTTATAAACTATAGTTATTGACAACAGGTAATGAATAATGCTAATATCTAACTGTAAACTACAGTTTATGACAAAGGAGGTTAAAATATGCTACTAATCAAAGAAAAATTTATACAATTTATTTTGGATGGTAAGTTTAATGGTAATCAGAATCAATGTGCTCAAGCTTTGCGTATGAATCCGCCGCAACTTAATAAATTCCTAAATAATAAGAGCACAAAAGCGGGTGCCAAGTTTCTTGGGGCCGTCTATGCGTATTGCGAAAAGGAAAAGATCGAATTTAGAGATCTTATTATTTTGCCTAAACTATAAACTGTAGTTTATGGAAGGGGTGTTTATATGTTGAGAGTTTTACTAGAAGAAGGTAAAGAACCTGTTTTAATGGAGTCTTATGATAGCCCAAATGACAAAACATTAGCTGATTTGGCAGAAATTATTGCAAGTACTATTGACATGTCAAAATACATGAAAAAGGAAGAAAAGTCAGCATAAAAAAGGAAACATTCCCCTGTAAGGAGGTGATTAAAATCGAATCAATAGGAACTTGTCAATGCGGAACCCCATTTTGGAAAAACGCAGCGAACCAAACTCTTTGCCCTAAGTGCCATGTTGAAGTAGAAAAAGCGAAGAAACGTGAAAGCTGGGCTAAACGCCAGCAAGCAAAGCGAGGATATGCCGGGATTAATGTCCGCGATATTGCAAACGACATGCGAAAGGAGGCCCGTTATGCAATGCGATAAATGCCCACGGCGAGATTATTGTGTGCCGGACGAATGCCTTGAAAGGAACTTTATATGAAATTTAAACCAATGTTGGCCGAAAAAATACTGGATTTAACTGCCTTGAACTTTCCGCGATTGGCTAGTCCAAAGCTAGACGGGATACGGGCAGTAATTATTGACGGTGTTGTAATGTCCCGAAGTTTAAAGCCGATACCTAATGCCTATGTGCAGAAGTTATTCGGGAAAAGTGAATTAAACGGCCTTGACGGTGAACTAATCCTTGGTGATCCATGCAGTCGTAACGTGTTTAGGGATACTACCAGCGCAGTAATGTCGCGGGATGGTGAGCCGCCCGTAACGTATTATGTATTTGATAATTTCACGGTAGCGTCAGAATCATTTAGTGAAAGACATAAAGCTGTCTATGCAATTGTGCGAAACTGCGTTCCGCTTTGTGAGATAGTACCCCAAATACCGGTTGCTAATCTGGCAGAGCTTGAAGCCCTGGAAACAAAGTTTCTGGAAGCTGGTTATGAGGGTGTAATGCTTAGATTACCAGAAGCACCGTATAAGTTTGGACGAAGTACCGTTAAGCAAGGGCATTTACTTAAACTTAAACGCTTCATGGACAGTGAAGCCGAGATAATCGGCTTTGAAGAACAGATGCACAACACTAATGAAGCAACGAGGGACGCACTTGGCAGAATAGAACGCAGTAGCCATAAGGCGGGTATGGAAGGCAAAGGTACCCTGGGTGCTATCCAAGTACGTGATATTAAAAGCGGTGTTGAGTTTGATATTGGCACCGGGTTTGATGACGCAATGAGGTCCACTATCTGGGCGGCAAAAGAGCAGTATCTTGGACTGCTTGTAAAGTACAAGTATTTTCCGACTGGTAGTAAGGATAAGCCAAGGTTCCCGGTGTTTCTAGGATTTCGTGACTTACTAGATATGTGAAAGGAGGTGAACACGGATGCTGACATTATTAAGACGGTTACTCAGTCGTAGATCAAAGCACTTAATCGTTACGCGAGTAACTCATGAAGGTTGTTTTACGCGGTATTTTGCCCGTGGTGGGCAGTGGTGAGAACAAATAAGCAAAGGAAATGCGCGACCTGCGGTAAGCGCCTAGGCAGTAATTACCACCTGATGTATGATGCAAAACAAAATAAGGCCGTACCAGTTTGCAGGGACGACCGTGCTTGTCAAAAGCCTTATGTAAAAAAAATAACCGCCTGCCAGGGCGGTGAGGCCGTAAATACGGTCAATGTTCAAAATGTCACTTAAATTATAATATATCGGCATTACGCCGTCAAATTTGAGGAGGAACTATGAAAAGTATAGGCATTGTACGTCGACTGGATGATCTTGGGCGGGTCGTTATTCCAAAAGAGCTTAGAACCTGCCAAGGAATAGCAGAGGGAGACGGTTTAGAGATATTCGTAAACGGAACAGAAATTATCTTAAGAAAATATGAACCCGGTTGTTCTAGTTGTGGCAATACAGAAATTGCAACTGTAATTAAAAATGTAAAACTGTGTCGGGAATGCGCGGAGCAGGTACATGTATTGCTTGCAAGGCAGGAGGGGTAATAATGGATAATCTAGCGGAAAGTTTGGATGCATTTTTATACCAGGATATTGCGGTGGAAGCAGCGTCGGAGCGGTTTGTCATTGATAATGATAAAAAAGCCGTTTGGGCAATTAATATGATTAATCAGTCTCAGAAAGCTATTGAAGATACAAAAGCGTTGGCAGAGTATCGCATCAAAAAAACAAATGAATGGTTGAGCCAAGAAACACAAAGAAACCAAAAGGAAATAGATTTTTTCTTAGCTATGCTACGTCCTTACGCAGAGTCAAAACTCATTGGTAAATCTAAAATGGTTAAATTACCCAATGGTAACATTCAATTTAAATCGCAGTCCCCTGTATTATATGTCGGAATGGATAAAGCTGATGCGAATAATCTCAAACTGTTAGAATACGTAAAAAAATCCGCGCCTGACTACCTGAAAATCAAAGAATCCGTTGAATGGGGCGAATTTAAGAAAGCCTTAAAGATCACAGATGAGGGAAGAGTTATAACCAGCGACGGTGAGGTCCTGGATTTTATGCGCGGCGAGATCCGTCCGGACGCTATTAGTGTGAAGGAGCGTAAAAACGATGAAAAATGTTGAAATGCAAGTCAATAATAATATTTTGACTATCACTGTAGATTTGTCTAAGCAGTTTGGTAAATCAAGTAGTGGTAAGTCCATCATTGTAGGCAGTACCGAGGGGAATCAGCCGGTGCCGGACAGTGACTATAAAATTGGGCTAAACGTTTATTTGAAGGCGTAGGGGGTGAGATAATGGCAATCCAAGCGAAGAAAGCTGCAAAGTATCAAATAAAAATCAAAATAGCACTTATGGGGCCATCTGGATCAGGCAAAACCTATTCAGCATTAAGGCTTGCTGGGGGTATTGGCACTAAAACGCTATTGGGCAATACCGAGGCCGACCGGGGATACCTATACGCTGGAAAATTCAACTATGACATAGCCGATTTGACAGCGCCATACACCCCTGAAAAATATATTGAACTTATCAATTACGCTGAAAAAGAAGGCTATGACACATTAATCGTTGATAGCGGAACTCATGAATGGTCAGGCCGCGGCGGCTTACTGGAAGTCCATGGCAACATGCCGGGTAACAGTTACACCAATTGGGCTAAAATCACGCCGCGCCATAACGCCTTTGTTGACAAAATCCTATACAGCAAAGTGAATATCATCGTTTGCCTGCGCGGCAAAGACGTATATGTCATGGCAGAAAACGAAAAAGGGAAGCAAGCGCCAAAGAAAGAGGGCCTTGGCGCCGACATGCGTGCTAATTTCGAATATGAGATGATGGCAACTCTCATGATTGATCAGCAAAGCCATGTTGCAATGGCAATGAAAGACAATACCGGGCTATTCGAAAATAGGTTTGAAGTGCTAACCGAGGATCATGGACGCCTGTTAATGCAATGGGCTAATGATGGTATTGCAGCAGAGCAGCCTAATTGGGTGCAAATGCAGTATCAATATGCACCGCAGCAGCAATACGTACAGCCGGAACAGCCGCCATACGTGCCTCAGACTGTGCAAGCGGCAATGCCGTGTGATCAGTTAGCTGCTCCGCCGGCACTTCAACCGCCGCAGTATGGGTTTCATGCTTATGAGGCAGAAATAGTTGGTGTTTGGACTAGGGCAAATTGGCCAGCTGATGGTATTCCGGGGTGGGTGCAGGCTAAGTTTGGGCGATCACCGGCACAATTAACAACTGAAGAATGTCATGCAATTTATAACGAATTTGTAAGTTATGCAAATGATAAAAATGGAGGGAAATAATCTTGAATAAATTGATATTAGATGGACGGCTAACTGATAATCCGGTGTTTACTCCAAATCAGGAAGAAAATAAGCAGCGTGTAAACTTCTCCTTAGCTCATAATCACAATAAAGAAAAAGCAACGTTTTTCCGTTGCTCTGCTTGGGGGAAAACTGCCGGAAATATTGCTAAGCTTATAAAAGGCCAACGTCTTTTAATAGAAGGAGAAGTAGAAGAGAATGAATGGACTGACCAGCAGGGCGCTAAACGGAGCGATAAGCAGGTCAATGTTCGTGGTATTACTTTTATTGATTTTCCAGAGCAACAACAGACACAAACGAACCAACCGCCGGCGACTCCGCCAGGATATCAACAACCAGGATATAATAATCAGCCGCCTCAGCAGGGGTATAATCAGGCACCGCCAGGATATGGGCAGCCTGCCGGTTATCCACCACAGAATCAATGGGGCGCACCTCCGCAGCAACAACCTCCAGGTTACGGTATGCAGCAACAAACCCAAGCACCGCAGGGTTACCCGTCACAACAACAGACTGCACCACAACAAGGATATGGGGCAACGCCTGTTAGGCCGTTTTAATATCATACAACAACAAATAGCCCGTTCGGTATAAATTTCTGGACGGGCTATTTTATCCCCATAATGGGAGGAAAAACAGTGTTTTACTTACGCGAGTATCAAGAGCTCCTGATTGAGGGGGTTCGATCAGAATTTGATAGTGGTAAAAAACGAGTTTGTATTGTCAGTCCGTGCGGTAGCGGTAAGACAGTAATTATGGCATGGATGAGCGCTCAATCAAAGCTTAGGGGAAATAATGTACTCTTTGCTGTACATCGCCAAGAATTAATTAAGCAGTCGTCTGACACATTCAAGGATATGGGAATAACTCACGGGATTATTGCTGCTGGCTTTCCCATGAATTTGAACGAGAAAATACAAATTGCTAGCATTCAGACCGTAATAAGAAGACTTAACAAAATTAATGCCCCGCAAGTAATCATTCTTGATGAAGCACAACATTGTTTGGCCGGTACGTGGAAGAAACTTTTAAATGCGTATCCTCAGGCGTTCGTAATTGGATTGACTGCGACGCCAGCAAGAACCAGTGGTCAAGGTCTAGGTGATATTTTTGAATCTATGGTTATTGGTCCGTCGGTTAAGAAACTCATAGCAATGAAAAACTTAGCGCCATATAAATACTATGCTCCGCCAGTAGCCGCAAACTTGGACGGCATCCGTGTAAAGCTGGGAGATTACGACAAATCAGAAGTTGCCTTAAGAATGGACAAGTCTGAAATCATTGGAGATATTATCAGCCATTATCAGAAGTTCGTATCAGGAGGCAAGGCTGTTTGTTATTGCGCCAGCGTGGCTCATAGCCAGCACACGGCAGAAATGTTCCGTAAGGCCGGAATATCGGCGCTCCACATCGATGGCGAAACGCCTGATATATCACGGCAGGCTGCCATTGAGGAATTTAAGGCTGGAAAAATAAAAATCCTTTGCAATGTCGATTTGATTTCGGAAGGATATGATTGTCCTTCCATGGATGCGGTGATCCTGGCTAGGCCAACACAGTCTTTGGTGTTATTTATTCAGCAGGCCATGAGATGTATGAGGGCGGATAAGCATAACCCAGATAAGGTGGCAATCATTATTGACCACGTAGGAAACGTTTACCGCCATGGATTGCCTGACGAAGATCGAGAGTGGTCCCTCGATGGGAAGAAAAAGAAAACAGGAACAGCTCGAAGTACATTTCCAGTTCGACAGTGCCCGAAATGTTATGCAACCAATAGACCTGTGGCTGTATGCCCTGAATGCGGCTATAAATATCCGGTAGAAGATCGTGCAGATCCGGAGCAAAAGGCCGGGCAATTATCAGAAGTTATCAACCTCGAGCGCAAAGCTAAACGCCAGGAAGTTGGTAAGGCCAGGAGTGTGGTAACTCTTGAACAAATCGCCATGCAGAGGGGATATTCGCCGCGGTGGGTTAAGAAAATGTGTGAAGTCAAAGGAATTGAGTTTGGGGTAAAACCTGGGGGAGTGTGAAAATTTGACTAGATCAAAAA